CGGTCATTGAGGCCGTCCCAATCGCCGGTCAACAGGGGATAAGGGATCTCCAGTCCGGCCGCTTCTTGCAACGCCTGCCAGCGCACGAAATCCTTGTACCCCTGCCCCGTGTCATCCCCGTCAAAGAGATCCAGCTTTTCACCAGGAACGCCGCGCAGCATGGTCCCGGCAAACACACGCTCCACCTCTTCGGCGGGCTTGGAGTCATCAAACAGCGGCTTCCCCGTGGCGGGGTCGAAGTCCCAGTCGTCGCCAAACTGCTCGCGGTACAGGAAGCCCGTGAAGGCGCTCCGCTCTTTCTTGCGGATCAGTTCGGCGTCGTCGTACTCCTGAAACGTCCGGTCCTTTAACAGCGCCGCGGCCGTTTCCGGTTCAGCGCGAACCTGACCGGGTCGGGTCGGGTGATAGTGATGGATCACGTCACGGGCCGGGACCCGCTCCAGGTCGGACAGGTTGACGGTCTCGATCCCGTCTTCCGGGTGCGCCCGATAGAACCAGTACGCGACCTTCAGTTTTCCGTCGAACTCTATCCCCTGCACAATCCGGCGGGTGGCACTGATCCGGCGGTTGAGATCCAGGGGGCACAAATCGGCCTCCATGATCTCCACCTGTGTCGGCACCTGTAGCCCCGAGGAAAGCCGCCGACGCAACCGGCGAATGAAACACTCGCCCGACATGCGGCGGGCTTTCACTGCCACATTGACCAGCGCCCCGAAATTCATGTCCCCCCAGGGGTCCAGCTCCAGCGATACAATCCGCCACAGCTCGTTAAGCTCCCGGCGAAAGGCGTCATCCTGACACGTGCTGATCAGGGTAAAGCCCTTGCCGACCTCGTTGGTGGTGTTCTTGTTGATGGCCGACCGCAACAACAGACTGTTGCGGTAGCCTGCCCGGGCGCGGTTGCGCAGTTGACGGCCAGAAACAGCAAGGGCCCGATTCGGGCCCATGCTGGGAGCATTCCAACCAATCGAGCGCGGGGCCCGTGTCGCCCCCTCATAGGGCTGGGATGCCTGAATCGGCCGCCCATCCAGTCCAATGATCACGCTCACCGGATCCCCCTATCCACACAGGTCCGAACACCCGCCAACGGGCTGGAGCGGGCCCCAGCTCGCCGAGCCATCAGGCGGACAATATGTCGTTTCGCCTTCATCAGGTCATCTATGGATCGGTATTGCACCTCTCGGCCGTCGATCCTGACCGTCAATTCACCGCTTGCGATGGCCTCATCAAGCGCGTTTACATCATCTTGAGTAAATGCCACTGCTCACCTCACACACTGGACCGCCGACGGCGGCGGGTCGGTAATCGCTGCTGCTGCCCATCACTGGACAACAGCTCGCCGTTTTCATCAATCGGACGCGCCCACGGCGGGGCGTTGTCCCAATCGACAATCTTGTCGGCCTTGATGTCGTAAATACAGGCCCAGCCATACACGAACAGATCGAAGGTTTCGTTCCTTGCCCCCTTGCTCACCTTGTCCCACTTGCCATCAGCGTCCCGCACCTCGGCGGTCAGCTCATCGAAGAAGGCTTCCGGGAGCCAGTTAGGGAAATGCACATAACGCCACCCGGGCGTGTCACGCTCAAGGGCATTACTGACCGTATCTTTGACCCGGTTCGTGTTGATAAAGAGCACCGGCACATCCCCCAGAGCGTTGGCCTTGCGGTCCTTGCGCTGGGTGTTGTCTGGATAACGCACCTCCACCAGGGGGCCAGATGGCCGCCCCTTCACCAGCATGAAGCGCCGGGCCAGCCCGACCGACTTCAGCTTGCGATAATAGGAATAGGCGTTATCCGTGACCCCATCTTCGCCGCCGCTATCGCACATCGTGCGATAGATAGGCATCATCCGGCCCGAGTCATCATCTATCGGGTATGTCCGCTCGATCACCTTTTCGGTGATCAGGTCCCAGTCCTCCAGGTGAGTGGCAGGGTTAACCCGGACAAAAGCGTCCGGCTTGTCCTCCTGCACCCGCTTTGATTTCTGGATGGCGAAGCGGTCAATCACCACGCATTCCAGATCAACGCCCCACCCCAGCACCATCACATCAAAGCGGGCCTTTTTGGCCCCGCCCTGCACATCGACTTGCGCCGTCATGAAACGCACCCACGGCGGCACCACCCGAACCCCCAGATCGGCGCGGCGCTCCATCAGCGCGTTGCCGTCGCGGTCCTGCTCCCGAGGCGGCGTGAATGGCCGCCCCTGATCGGTGTTCACCGTGGCCTGAAGGTCTTCCGTGTTGCCGGTCTTTTCATACTCACGCAACGCGGCCAACCACTTATAAACAAGCTGGTTCCACGTCTGAAAGGCAGCCGTCGGCCCCTTCTGCCAAAACGAGGCGACACGGGTTTCCCGCGGCGTCCCCAGCAATCGGCCATCCTGATCCAGGGAGCAGCCTTGCGGCACCCAGAGGCCGCCGCTATTCAGCGCCAGCTTGAGGGCCACATTCCCCGCCAGGGGCTGATCTTCGCGCAGCTCCACCCCACAATGGGGGCACGGCATCACCACATCTTTCGAGGCGGTGGCCGGATCAGGCTGGTCCCTGTCCCACAGCAACAACGGGAAATCAGGCTCGAACCAGTCACCACAGTCCGGGCATTGCCACATAAACAAGCGGCGGTCGCCCTGATTGTAAAGGGACAGAATGCCGCGGGTCGGCGGCGCTTCATGCGGGCTCGGCACCCGATACGCAGGATCGGTAATCAAAAAGCCGGGGCTTGATTCAACCAGCACCATCCCCGACGACATAAACGTCTGGGTCCGTTTCCCCGCCAGAATGAACGCCGAGCCCTCGCCGTCGATGTCTTGCGGCATCCGGTCGTAATCCGTCAGCGCCACCCGTTTCCAGTCCGAACTGGCGAAGATGTTTTTCGATGGCCACCCAATTTTCAGGAAGTTGCCAGAGCGAAACACCTTGTCGTGGACGTTGTTATCGTGGGCCCGCGGCGACATGGCCGAGCGCACTTCCGGGCTTGCGTAGAACTCCCGGGAAAGGCGCTTTTTGCTGTGCTCGGCGGCCTTGTCCTGGCTGATCTGCACCAACAGAAAATCGGCCGGGTCGTTGACGATGGTGTCACACACCCACCCATCAACGAGGGAAACCGTCTTCGCCGTTCGGGCAGGGCCGACAAACACCACGGCGTCATATAACCGGGACTTGAGGCAGTCCATCGGCTCGTGCATGTACGGCACCAAGTCACCATCCCAAGGCACCATCGACCCGCTTTGTTCCACATACAGCAGACGGCGGGCGCTTTGGGATACCGGCTCACGATTGGGCGGGCGGACAATGGTGATCACATCACGCCGGACACGGCCCGGCTTGGCGTAATTAGCCATTGTCGTCCACCTCTAATAACTCGCTATACAGTTGATTCCTGAACTCGTCCGCGGCCCTTTCCAGCTCTTCAAGCTGGGGCGCGCTGAACGTCCGGCGGCGCTCCATTCGGTCCGGCAAGGACTCGAAGAACGACACCACTTTTTTCAATACCCGCGACAAGTCGTCGCGGTACTCGCCAACCGGGATCAGGTCCCCGATCTCGCGCTGAAACTTGAGCCGCTCATTCTCGGACTGATACCACTCCTTCCGATCTTTCGGGGGCATCTTGTCCGGTTGATGGCTGGCGGCGGTTTGCTCGCCTCCACCCTGAAACAGAGCCGGGCCAACATCGGCCAGCAGGTACACCGGGGCATTTCCCCGGGTGCCCTTGGGCTGAACGCCTGCTTCACGCAGGCGCTTTCGTACTGTGTCGCGGCTCATCCCGAACGCTTCCGCGATCCGGGTGATATTCCAGGCGTAGGCGTCGCCGATATGGGTCACGTCTGCCATGTTGACCGCTCCACCCTGACACTCACAAAAAGGCGGCCTCTGGAAAAGTTGCTATTGCCCGAAGGCTGGCACTGTGTGCATGGCGCTAACTGTGATTCCAGAGGCCAAAACCTGAAACGCTCCTTAGCGGGGTGCGGTTGCACACTCGCGCAGGTCGTGGATGTAGTTCACCAGCTCGCCCAGCGCCTCACCGGACAAGCAAGCCCCGCCGTCACTGCTTTGGCTCCACTGGAGCCTTGGCGGTGTCGGATCGCACAGCGGGCGAAGAGTCGGCGGCGGGGTGCTCTGACATGCTGTCAGGCTGACCGAACAGATCAGCAAAAGCGCGGGCCGGGTCATCTGCCACCGCGGCCCGGCGCTCTTCACGCCGCAATTGCTTGCGCTCTTGGTCATATCGATCCCACCGCGCCAACAGGCGCTTAAAGAGTTCGGCGAAGCTGCTCAGGGTCGTTAGCCATCCCATTCGCGGATCTCCGGTAGTTCCCCGCCAGCACCTTGAGCAAGCGGATCGCCCAAGCGGGCAACCGCGCCACCCATTGCGGCGGCACCCAGGCCATGACTTGGGTCAGCACCCACGCCACCAGGCCGATAATGGCCACCCATTTGGCGGCCGCCTCGCCGCCGACGAACACCGCCAGCAGGCCAAACAGATCGAAATCAGGCGGCGGCATTGCTGCCGCATCCGTCGCATGGGCAGGCACCGACAGCGCCAGCACCCCGCACACCATCGCCCAGCACATCACAAGTTTTCGCATTGCCATTCGCATTGTCTCCCGTTGAGGTAAGCGTGAGCGTCAGGCGACACGTCATTTCCCAGCGCCTGACGCGACTGACGGGCAGCCGATACCAACACGGCACCGGACCCGAAGAACGCATCGGCCACCACCTCGCCGGGCTGGCTGCTTTGCTGGATCAGAATGTCGAAGAGTTCGACCGGCTTTTCGGTCGGATAGCCGCCACGGATACGCTTGACCGGGATCAGGTCTGGCATGTCGGACGGGTCAACACTCTCCACCTCTTTCACCTTCAGCACATCCGGGATCCCGAGGTGGTTCAGCTTGCGCTTGCCCTTCTCGAAAAACAGGATGAACTCGCACTTTGCCCGGTAGTGGTAGCCCATGCCGATGGCGCACTTGTCCCACACCACCGGTTTCCAGAACGTGAACCCGGCGGCCTCGGCCAGCGGCTTAACGTGAAACATCGTTTCCTGATCGCACATCAGGTAAAAATGGCGGTTCTTTTTGAGTACCCGGAACACCTCCGCGAAAAACTCGGGGAAGCGGTCGTTCGGGAAAATGCTGAACCACCGGTTACTGGATCCCTTGCTTTCCTTGAGCCGGGTCGTGGTGCCGCGGGCGCGGTGTTTCTCCAGCGACTCACGCCACCGCGTCCATTTGCGCAAGCTGCATTCCGTGACCTCTGCAAAAAAAGAGGGAGGCCGAAGCCTCCCAAACGCTCTTACTACCGAAACAGATCGGCGGGGTAGTTGCGGACGAACTCCGCTTCCGTGCCCGCCCCTTGGGCCGTGTTGTAGTGGCGCTTCCAGTACCGCGCCAACCCATCCACATCCCCCGCCGCGGGTAACGACTCTTTCACCCGCAGGTAATGCACCCGGCACATGGCCACGGCATACGGCAGATTGCCGATCAACTCGCAGTCAGGAGGGACGCCCTTGGCGGCCAGCGTCTGGCGAGCCTCGCCGGACATGATGCCAACCAGCAGGACCTTGAGGTCCTTACGATAGGCGATGTAGTTCAACCAGATGTCGCGGTGGGT